AATACGCGCTCGCATGTGCGGCGGGCGATGCGCCGGTCAACAAGATCATGGGGACCGCTGCCGGGGGATTGTCCAACGAGGGTGCATACGACGAGTCGAATTATCACGAGACGCTCGAATCGATGCAGACACACGACCTGACGCCGTTTGTCGAGCGTCACCATTTGCTCGTCAAGCTGTCCTACATCATCCCGAAGTTTGGCAAGCGTGGCGTCGCCAACACGACGGTTTCGTGGATGCCGCTCGATTCGCCGACCGCGAAGGAATATGCGGAAATCAACGAACTGAACGCGCGCGCAGACCTGTCGCTTATCCAGACCGGCGCCGTTAGTGATGCCGACGTCAACGAACGTCTGCGCAACGACAAGAACAGTGGCTACAGCACGATTCGCCCAATCGAAGAAGGCGAGCGCGAGCCGGTCGGCGGTTCGACGCTGCCGGAGGACAACGCGCCGCAACTTGGCACGCCGGGCAAGGTGACGATTTCGGAAACGGAAGGTGCACCGACAGGTGACGCATTGGAGACGCTGCTCGATCAGATGGTCGCAGAATCGATGCGCCGCCATGTTCCAAACGCGTTGAAGGCATTCAGCGATGGCGCATAAACAAGTTCGCGTTGTTGGCAAACGCGCAGCATGGGCCGACCAGTTCAAGGTGGACGTGCTGCGCGGCTCGCCGCTGATCGTTGCCGGCGCGATCGCGCAGCAGTACAACGACACGTTGCAAAAGCACATTGACGCGATGGTGCGTGAAGTGATGCGTGACGTTGATTCGCTGTTCGTCACATTCTCAGGCGATGGAATGTCGTGGGCGATGGACGCGAGCCTTGCGAGTCAGGCGCGCATCCTGTCCAACGCAATGCGCGACAAGTTCACCAAGCTATTCGCGTCGATCGCGACACCAACGGTCGAGCGTATGGTGTCGCGAACGGAGAAAGATAGCGGCTTAAAACTCGGCGCGTCACTGCGCGAAATGTCCGGCGAGTTGACGTTAAAAGCCAACGTTTTTAGCGAAGGACTGCGCGACATTCTGACGGCAACGGTTGCTGAGAATGTCGCACTGATTAAGCGCATCCCCGAAAAGTATCTCGACGACGTGCAAGGCGCAGTGATGCGGTCAATTCAGACTGGTAACGGTTTGGCCGATCTGAAACCGCAACTTGAAACGTACGGCGTCAAGACTAAGAATTGGGCCAAAAACGTTAGTCTCGATCAGACGCGTAAGGCATACAACGGCATTAACGCATCGCGCATGCAGTCGTTGGGCGTCAAGTCGTTTGAGTGGGTGCATAGCGGCGGCAGCAACCACCCGCGCGAATATCATCGCGACACGCTGAACGGTAAAATATTCTCTTTCGACAACTTGCCGCATCTTGACGGCCCGAATCAGGGTGAGCGCGGCATTCCCGGACAGGCGCCGTATTGTCGCTGCACGATGCGGCCGATCTTCAAATTTGATGACGAGGATGACGATTAACCATGCCACTCGATAAAAGCGGTACAAAGGCGGCGTTCGGCAAGAACGTCAAAACGGAAGAAGCTGCCGGTAAGTCGCAAAAGCAAGCCGTCGCGATCGCATACGCGGTTGCGAACGACGCGGCGACTGCAGCCGGCGTCGTGTTCCATTCGAATGGCTCGATTCTTCTGCTGCAACGCCCTGATGGTACGTGGGGATTGCCGGCCGGCCGGATCGAAGATGGCGAAACGGCCGAAGTTGCCGCGCGCCGCGAAACGATGGAGGAAACGACCTACCTGCACAATGAGCCGCTACAGTCGGTCGGCGTGTTTGATGGTTTCTTTCATGCATTCTTCGCTGATGTCGATTCGTTCGATGTCGTGCTGAACGACGAGCACACGGGCTCAGGTTGGTTCCGGCTCGACGAGTTACCGACGCCGCTGCACGGTTGCACGCCGACTGTGCTGGCGTGTGTGTTCAATGCGTTCGCCGCTGACGAGTCGGACTCGGCGAAGCGCTACGACATCAACGGATTCTTCGAAGTGCTCGACAATCCGGTGTCGAAAGTGGGCGTATTCAACTATCTCGGAAAGAACATTCCGCAAGAAGTTGAAAAGGGCAATGCAACCAAGTTCTTTGCAGTGTATCGACCGGCTGAGGAATTGTCCGACCCGGCATGTATTGCGTCACTGCGGTTGAAGCCGTGGATTATCGATCACACGATGATTGGTAACGGCAAGGGTGGCACGCAGCAAATCGAAGAGAAGCAGGCACGTGGTGTTACTGGTGAGCGCGGTTGGTTTGATCCGAATGACGGTTATGGCACGCTCAAAACCAACATCATGTGTTGGTCGGCATTTCTCGCCGAAGCCATTGCAGAAGGGAAGGACCCGTTGTCACTCGGCTACCGCTGTGTGTACGAGTACGCGCCGGGGGTGTTTGAAGGTGTGCCTTATACTTACGTGCAACGGCGCATTCGTTTTAACCATCTTGCAACTGTTGACGATGGGCGCATGGGGCCGGAAGTTGCGGTAATGGATGGATTTTCAATTACGGAGAAACAACTCATGTCGAAGAAAGCGAAAGAAGCATTGATTCGCGCCAAGTCGAAGTCGCTTGCCGGTACGGTTCGTAACCGTTTCATGGCGTTTGCGATGGACGCCGAAGAAGCGATCAAGGACGGTAAGGACGAAACCGGCGAACTCGCCGCAGCCGTCGAAACGATCAAGAAGGTTACACCGCTGCTCGAAGCGCTCGAAGATGTGAAGGCGGTCGGCGAATCGGAAGAGCTTGGCCTCGACGACGACGGCGCCCCGGCGACACCGGTCGGCGACACCGCACAAATGCCGGGCGACGAGCGCAAGACCGACGCGAACGGTCAGGACGAAGGCAAGGGCATGGACGCCGCAGAAGTGAAAAAGCTGGTTGACGCTGCGGTCGATCGCGCGCTGTCGCGTCAAGCCCGTGGTCTGGACAGCAAGGACGTCGTGCGCGTCATCGCCGATCGCGAGGCGCTCGTGAAGCAAGTCGGTCAGCACATCGCCGACTTCGGCGCGGTCGCGGTCGCGATGGACGCTCAGGAAGTGGCCGAATACGCGGTCAAGAAGCTGGAAATTCCGGCCGCGAAGGGTCAGGAAATCGTCGCAGTGCAGGCATGGTTGCACGGGCGCGTTCCGGCGCACAAACAACCGATTGCGCATGTCGGTGACGCGTCGGACGCGAAGCGCAAGCCGTCGTTCCTTGCGGACCAACTGAAAGCGCGCGCGTAAGCGAAGCGTCGTCAAAACTTCAACGGAGTAACGAAAAATGGCAGGCACCTTTCAACAAAGCATCAACTACGATTTCGGCTTCGGCATTCCCGGCGAAATCAGCCGCGACGGCCCGCTGCGTGCGCACTTCGGCTATCTGAACAGCGCGAGCGCGGCGAACAACGCATTCGGGTCGGTGTTCACGATGAATGGCGACGGCAAGACGGTCGGCGCTGGCGGCACGGGCACCGTGTACGGCATTCTGGCGAATCCGAAGCAACACGTGACGGGTGGTAACACCAACGGCCCGTTGTCGCCGACGTTCACGCTGCCGAACAACATCACCGCCGACTTCGTGCAGTTCGGCAAGATCGTCGCGCCGCTGTATGGCACGAAAGCCGCGACGGCCGGGGTGCAAGTGCAGTTCGACCAAACGACGGGTCATCTCTCGATCCCGGCAACGGCGGGCACCGCCGACAGCGGCAATACGCTGCTGAGTGCATGGGTCGAAGATTACGGCCAGACGTCGGAAGGTGGCGCGCTGATCCTGTTGCGCATCAATCTGTAATCGACGCGACCCGACCAACACCACATCAACGGAGTAAGGAAACATGCTGAAATTCACCAAGAAAGACGAGTCGCCGATTCACTCGTCGTTGAGCGGTCGCAACTGGAAACCGATCGAAGTAACCGAAGCCGATGTCGTCGAGTACAACGCGCTGAAACAAATCGGTATCGGCTTCGATCAGTCGTACATCGCCGAACTCGTGCAGGCCGTGCAAATGGCCGCCGCGATGGACAGCAACGACGTCGGCGTGCTGCCGGTGCCGGGCCAAATCCAGACGACGGCCGCCATTCCGGCGCTCGTGCAGTTCCTGCAAGCGTGGATGCCGGGCTTCGTCAACTTCATCACGGCCGCCCGCAAGATCGACGAACTGATCGGCATGACCACGATCGGCTCGTGGGAAGACGAACAGATCGTGCAGGGCATGCTGGAACCGACCGGCAACGCCGTGCCGTACGGCGACTACACCAATATCCCGCTGTCGTCGTGGAACGTCAACTTCGAATGGCGCACCGTCGTGCGCTTCGAAATGGGCATTCTGGTCGGCCTGCTCGAAGAAGCGCGCGCCGCTCGTATGCGCGTGTCGTCGTCGGGCGTCAAGCGCGGTCAAGCTGGCCGGGCGCTGGACATCCAGCGTAACCGCGTCGGCTTCTACGGCTTCAACGACGGTGCTGGCCGTACCTACGGCTTCCTGAACGATCCGTCGCTTCCGGCCTACGTCACGCTTCCGAACGGCGCGACGTCCGGCACGACGACGTGGAACACCAAGACGTTCAACGACATCACGGCTGACATCCGGCTTGGCATGTACACGCTGGAAGTGCAGAGCATGGGCAACATCGACGTCGAAAAGACGGCGATCACCATGGCGATTCCGGTCGGCAAAAACCAGTTCCTGACCATCACGCAGTCGGTCGGCGGCATCAGCGTGCGGGAGTGGATCCGCGAGAACTACCCGAACCTGCGCATCGTGACGGCGCCGGAACTCGCCGATGCCAACGGCGGGCAAACGTCGATGTACTTCTACGCGGAAAGCGTCGACGACGGTTCGAGCGACGACAGCAAGGTATTCATCCAAGTCGTGCCGTCGAAGTTTCAGGCGCTCGGCGTGGAAAAGCGCGCGAAAGCATACGTCGAGGATTACGCGAACGCCACGGCCGGCGTGATGTGCAAGCGTCCGTATCTGGTCGCGCGTTTCACCGGCCTGTAATTCGCCGCTGACGGTTGCTGTAGAATTTGGGGTGTCCTTCGGGGCACCCCTTTTTATTTGCATAGGAAAATCCATCATGGCAGGCAAACAAATCGCAGCAAAATCGACCGGCAGTGTCCATGTCTACAGCACGTTGTCGACGCCGCAAAAGTTCACCGTGTGGGAACCGCCGCGAATGGACGGCATGCTTCCGACGCTTATTTGCGAAGTGCTCATTAAAGGCGGCGCCGGCATTGCATCCAAGAATCTGATCACCCCGCAAGGCGTGCACACGGCAATCACGCAGGAAGAATTCGACGCAATCAGCACGTTGGCCAGCTTCCAAAAGTTCGTGGACGACGGCTATATCCGTGTCGAGGGCAAGAAGTACGACATCGACCGCATGGTGGGTGACATGAACCCGCGCGATCCGGGCGGGCCGCTGACGCCGGCCGATTTCGAGCGCGAAGCAAAGGACGGCTCGACGCCGGTTCCGGTCGAACTCGAAAAGGCCGGTAGCGGTTGGGTTGCTAACCAACTGGCAAACCGTTAATAACGGAGTGATGAAGGATGGCGACGCATACCTTTAACTACGCACTGTTTCAAGAACAGTGCCCGGAATTTGCAATGTCGCCATCCGAGTCGACATTGCAAACGTATTTCAACATGTCATTGCCGCTGGCAAACAACGGCAATGACAATTTCTGCGGCGGGTTCAACGGTGACGCGTTGGATTTGATCCTGAACCTGTTGACGGCGCATATCGCCAAGCAACAGGCGATGATTGCTGACGGTCAAGACACCGTGATTGTGACGGGCAGCACGATCGACAAGGTTTCGGTTTCACTGCTCGCACCGCCCGTAAAGAACATGATGCAATACTGGCTCGCAACGACGCCCTACGGTAAACAGGTGCTCGCACTGGCGCGTGCGCAGTTCGCTGGCGGGTTCTATGCAGCGCCGGGCCTGTTGGAGCGTCGAGGGTTCCGCAAGGTAGGCGGAACGTTCCGATAATGGCGAAGATGAGTAGAACGCCCGGCAACGCGTCGGGCGCCTTCAAGAAAGCGTTGAAGGATATGCAGAACGCTAACGTACGCGTCGGGTGGTTTGAGTCGTCAAAGTATCCGGACGACAACCAAACGCCCGTCGCATACGTCGCAGCGATCAACGAGATAGGGCCGCACAAGCGGCCCTTTATGCAACCAACGGCAGATGCTCGCGAACGCGAATGGGCAGAACTGATGTTCAATCTGTCAAAGCGCGTCGTCAAAGGCAAGATGACGGTTGAAGATGCGTTGACTGCGATGGGGCTACAAGTCGGCGGTGACATTCAGCACACCATCGCGCACGTGACATCGCCGCCGCTATCGCTCATCACGTTGTTGGCCCGTGTCGCGCGCCGCGACGGAAAGAAGGTGACGGGCAAGACGATCGGTGAGTTTGCGGCGGAAATCAAGGAAAAGGGCGAAGCTGCGATTCGTCAAGAAGTTGCCGGTATCAGTGAAAAGCCCTTGAACGAAACCGGCTACATGCTCGCGACGACATCATTTAGCGTCAACATGCAAGCTCCGAACAAAGTGGATGACGAAACATGATTCCGGGTTCAAACACTCTGAAAACCGCGCTGACGGTCATCGGCTCGCAGACTGTCAATTGGCTGCAGTATCAGTCTCAGACAATTGGCACAACTGGATTGAGCACCGCGACATACAGCGCGCCGCAAACCATCAAACTGGGCAGCGTGCAACCAGTGCCGCGTTCACGATACGAGGCGTACGGGCTCGATTGGCAAAAATCGTACATCACATGGTTCGTACCCGACAACGCGCCGACATCGGTAAAGCGCAATCCGGACGGTTCGGGCGACGTCATCGAATGGCCCGTGAACAAGGACGGTTCGCTGATTGCCGGCAAGTCGCGCCGCTATCAATTGGTAGGCGATACGCCATGGACGAACGTCGACAATTGGACATACGTACTAGGGCTTGATATCGGCCCGGCAACCGGGGCAACGACCAATGCTTGATTCCGCGATTCAAACCGTCATTCAATCGACGCTCATTGCCGGACTGGCTGCGCGCAGCATCGTGGCGAACGTTGCGCAGAACAATCAGCCCCGGCAGTTTGTAGCACCGTCGACGCCTACGATTTTTCACACGTTGGGGCCGCGCAAGCCGTACGGATGGCCGGCGTACAAGGACGTGCAGAATGTGCCGCCTGCTGCCGGCTTTACGACGGTGAAAACACAAGTGCTGCATACGCGGTTTCAAATCGCAGGGTGCGCGCTGAATCCGAGCCCCGCAACACCCAACGCACTGACGTCCGGCGATCTTGCGACCGTCGCGAATAGCATCATGACCGACGAAGCGAATATTGCAGCATTTGTCGCTGCCGGCTTCAACATTTTCCGCATTCAAGACGTTCCGCTGGTGTGGTTTCAAGACTCGAACGGTCAGAATGTTGCATGGGCCGCGTTTGATATCATAGTCACGCACAAAGACGTATTTAACACGTCAACTGGTGGCATCACCGTGTTCAATCCGAACATCAACGTTATTTGATTGGAGCGTTACGCTATGTCGATTCGATTTTCCAAATACATCAACATCACTTCGGTTGTTGGTGCTGCCGCGCAGGTTCCGCAACGGCAATGGTGCGCGCGCGTCATCACGACGAATGCGCTCGTTGGTCCGAATGCTGTTCTGCAATTCAACAATTCGGCCGACGTCGGCAACTTCTTCGGTACGACGTCCGAAGAATATCAGCGCGCCGTGAACTACTTCGACTATGAGTCGCCGCTTGGCGTTGCGCCGCTCGCGATTCAGTTTGCGCGCTTCGTTGCTGCGAATCAGCCGGCAACGATTATCGGCGAAGCGCAAGTCGCAACGCTGGCAGCACTGACCGCAATCACGGCGGGGCTGCTGTCGCTGAAATTCGGCGCGACGACTGTCAACCTGACCGGCCTGAACTTCTCCGGTGACGCCACGCTTGCGGCTGTCGCCACGACGTTGCAGACGGCGCTTGTTGCAGCCGCTGCACAAGCGCCCAATGGCGAACTCACGGCATCCACTGTGACGTGGAACGCGACGGCGCAGGCGTTCGATTTCAGCGCCAATCCGACCGTCACGGCATCCGAAACGTTCAGCGTTGTTGCACCGGCTGGCGTGACGCCCGCAACCGACGTTGCCGCCGCGCTCGGCTGGTATCAATCGCAAGGCGCGCTGAACAATGACGCATCGCTGCTTGAAACGCGCGTCGCCGGCTACAACCGTGTGTACAACCTGAACAACAACTTCGGCGAATTCTGCTACACCGACGCAAGCTCGCTGACGATGAGTGATGCCGTCGCGGTGGCGCAGGCAAACGCTGCGTTGAACGTCATGGCGATTTTCCGCGTGTACGTCACGCCGCTGACCTATTCGACGTGGAGCGCGGCGCTCATCGGTATCGCTGGCGTCGGGCTGGAATACGAAAACACGAACATTTCGGGCGCGCGCCAGTACATCGAAATGTTGCCGATGGCGATTCACGCTGCCATCAACTTCAACGCTGTCAATGGCGCTGTCGGCTTCATGTACAAGCAAAACAGTGTGTACAACGTCAGCGTGAACGACAACCCCGGTACGGTGACTTCCGACACGCTCGATGCGGTGCGCGTGAACTACTACGGGCAGACGCAATCGGCCGGCAACAAGATCAGCTTCTATCAGCGCGGCGTGTTGTGCGGCGGTGCTACTGCGCCGGTCGATAGCACCGTGTTTGCGAACGAAATGTGGTTCAAAGACATGTGCGGCGCGAACCTCATGAATCTGCAACTGTCGGTTGGGCAGATCCCGGCAAACAGTCGCGGTCAGGTGATGTGCGATAACGTGCTGCAAGGTCAGAAGGCGACGCGCAACACGCCGGCAAGCGGCATTGAACTTGCGGTGTTGAACGGCACCATCAGCGCGAATTCGTCGCTGACGCTGACGCAGCAGATTTACATCACGCAGCAGACCAACGATCCGACCGCGTGGCAACAGGTGCAGACGCTCGGCTACTGGAAGGGCTCGACGATCACGAGCGCTGTCAACAACGGCGTGACGACGTACACCTACAACTACACGATCATCTACCGCAAGGACGATGTCATCAAGGCGATCGTGGGTTCCCACCAACTGATCTAACAACACATGCGCGGTTCGCCGCGCATTTTGAAACCGTTACAAACTTTGGAGTAATAAACCATGAATGGTGAAATTGGTGGTTTTGGCGCAATCGTATCGTTGGTTGGCAGCACCACGTACCCGGCCGGCATCATCATCGAGCAATTCGCGGACGACGCCGACCCGCTCGATTTTCCGGATGTGCAAATCGCTGAGGTTGCAATGGGTCTGAATGGCGATCTGCTCACGTGGTCGAAGGCGGTCCCGCTGCCGCTTACGCTGTCTGTCGTTCCGGAATCGAACGACGACAACAATCTTGCCGTCGCGCTCGCAGCCAATCGCGTCGGCAAGAACAAGCAATCGGCACAAGACGTGTGGACGCTTACGGCAAAGTATCCGTCCGGCATCGTCGTCACGATGACCGGCGGCAAGATGACCAACGGCAGCGTCAGCAACAGCATTTCCAGCGCGGGCCGCATGAAGTCGAAGCAGTACAAATTCGCATTCGAAAACATCATCGTCGCGCGCATCGGGCAGTAAGCGCAAAGCGTCAAATGCGATAATAGAAGGGCCGCACTACGCGGCCCTTTTCATTAGCGGAGAAAAACCCATCATGTTGGAACCCAAAGACTTCGACGACGGCCCCAAAGCGCGCGGCGGTGGCGTGTTCGTACTGTCGAAATTTCCGGCGACGGTCGGCCGGGAAATCATCTTGCAATACCCGACAAGCGCGCTGCCGAAAATTGGCGACTACAGCACCAATGAAGCGCTCATGCTCAAAATCATGTCGTATGTAGGCGTGCGACTGGAGGGACGTGACGAGCCGCAAATGCTGACCGTAATGGCGCTTGTCGATAACCACGTGGCATCGACGGAAGATCTGTTGCGACTGGAATGGGCGATGATGAATTACAACTTCGCTTTTTTCGGCAACGGCAAGATGTCCGGTTTCCTCGAACTCGCGACGCGACAACTCGTCAACTTGTTGCAAAAAACGTTGACGGACTTGTCGCCTGTATTACAGACGAGCAAGGACGGGGCGGCGCAACCCTAAATGAACTGCGCACCATATACACGCTTGAAGATGCGTTGAACATGTTCGAGGTGATCATGGTGCGTAGGTCTAACGAATATCTTGCCAATCAGGAAGCTGAACGCAAATCGCAGCGTCAGCAACGATAACGGAGTACCCGAACCGTGAACATTCTCGACACGTTCTTTTTCATGTTTGAAGCCGATACCAGCGGCGTCAAGAAAGGCACCGACGAAGGCGAAGCATCGGCCAAGAAGCTGAAAAAAGCAATTGACGATGTCGATCTGTCTGCCGACAAGCTGGCTGCGAACTTCGTGAACATGGCGAAAAACGCGGCTGGCGCATTGGCCGGCGTGCTGGCACTTGGTGCAATCAAAGTGCTGGTCAACGATACGGCTGCGCACACGGCTGCTGTTGCGATGCAGGCGCGTGCAATCGATATGTCGGCAACGCAACTGTCAGCGTATCAATCAATCATCATTTCGATGGGCGGCACGGCAGATCAGGCCGTTACTACGCTTGGCAAATTGCGCGATGGCTTTGTCGAAGTGGCACGGTTCGGGACTGTTGGGGTCAGCCCCATGACGATGGCGTTTCAGTCGTTGGGTGCATCTGCGCAGACGATGCGCGATGCTATCAAAGACCCGACGATTGCGCTGTCTGCAATCGCGGACAATTTCAGCAAACTGAACCACACGCAGCAGATTTTCCTTGGTCAGAAGCTTGGACTCGATCAAGGCACGATTATGCTGTTGGCGCAGGGGCGCCGATCGTTTGACGAACTCATCGCGAAGCAACGCGAATTGCACGCGGTGACACAGGAGCAAGCCGACGCATCGATGCGTTACACCCTTGCGCAAAAGGAACTCGGCCTGACGTTCGAGGCGGTCAAGCGCAGCATCGCGCAAGAACTGTTGCCCGCCTTCACGTGGGTTGTGCAGGGGCTCGACAAAATGATCACGTGGCTGCGCGAGCATAAAGCCGTTGCGATCGCAACGTTCGCCGCTATTGGTGCTGTTGTTGCTACCCTGCTCGTGCCGCCGCTCATCACTGCCGCCGGTGCGCTTTGGGCGATCATCGCACCGGCACTTCTTGCCGCAGCACCGTTCATCGCGCTCGGGCTTGCTATCGGGCTTGTTGCTGACGACATCGAGAAATTCGTACACGGTCAAAAGTCAGTAATCGGCGTGATTGTCGAAACCGTTAATACGTTTCTTGACAAGCATCCGCTGATTGGTCAGACGGCACGCGCGGTATCTGAAATCGTGCAAATGTCAGTAAAACTGATCGTCGACGCATTCCGATGGTTGGGTAGCGTCATTGCCGGAGAGCTTATCCGCGAATGGGATCAGTTTAAGAATTTCGTCATCAAAGCTATCGACGCAATCTTAGAAAAGTTTCCGGGAATCCCGAAAGCGTTCAAGATCGCGTCGGACGGTTGGAAAGTTGGCGTCGATGCGATGACGCAAGCATTTGAATTTCTTTCGCGCGTCATCCAAAAAGTATGGGACTTGATTGCAAAGGCGCCTACCAAGGTGCTGAACTGGATCGGAAACGGGCTCGCGCGATTGACGGGTGGGCATTACGACAACATCGATCCGGACGCAAAGCCGCGTGACCCGCAACAGCAACAACAGCAAGCCGCTGCTGTTGTGCGCGCCGGCAAGTCGTCGGCAACCGGGCGCGAAATCGCAAGTAAGCTGATGGCAATGGGTTGGTCGCCCGAGCAAGCGGCGGGCATCGCCGGGAATGCGATGCGTGAATCTGGTGGCAACCCGAACGCTGAGAACTCAATCGGGATGTACGGTCTGTTCCAATGGGATACGAAGCGTCGGGCCAACTTCGCGAAATGGGCAGGGCATGACATTCGCGGCTCGACGCTCGACGAGCAATTGGCATTCTTCAACTACGAAGTGACGAAGGGCACCGAACAAGCGGCCGGAGCACGCATTCGCGCAACGCAGACGCCCGAAGCGGCAGCGCTTGCCACTGCGAAGCATTACGAGCGGTACGGGGATCATCCGGCCGAAGATGCAAAGCGAGTCGCGGCCGCGCAGGCGATCGCAATCGGCCAAAAGCAAATCGTCGCTGCGGATAGTGCGCCGCTCGCGCAGCCGGGTAGCGTGAGCACCACAACGAACGTCGGCGGTTCGCGCTCGTCTCAAATTAGCGTAGGGGATATTCACGTCCACGACGCTGGTAGTCCGAAAGCAACGGCGCAGGCGGTCAAGGATGCGCTGATGCACCACATCAACAACGCTATCGATCAGCACGACGACGGCATCGCGGGGTAATCATGGGCGGTTTTACTGACATTGCGCGAACGGTAGGAAACGTACAAGGCATTATCGGCACGGCAACGAACTTCGTACAAAGCGTGCTGTCTCTGTTCGGCGTCGACGTGGTTGGCGTCTATGACAACGACACGTTCGAGCAACTGTTTAGCACGGCGCGACCGATCAAAGCGAACATCAATCGATCGGCGAAGATCATGGAGCATCCGATCGAAACAGGCTCGATCGTGCAAGACTTCATGATTCTGCTGCCGGTTGAAATCGAGCTGTCTATGGTGCTGGCAAGCGATGGTGAGTATCAAGCGGTGTATCAGCAACTGTACAGTTACTTTGCGACTGGCACGCCGGTATCGATTCAGACTAAGGCAGACGTGTTTTCAAACATGCTGATCCAAGCGATGCCGCATGAAGAATCGGCCGACATGTTTGATGCAATTCCGCTCGCGTTGAAACTGCGGCAGATTCAACAGGTGTTGGTGCAGTATCAGTCGCTGACGCAGCCCGATGTAACGAACACCGAAGATCAAAGCACCGTCAACACCGGTTCGCAACAGCCGAAAGAATCGGCGCTTTACCAGATCGGTAGCTTTCTTAGGGGGATTTTCTAATGATGCCGATTACCTTGCAGGCGATCCCGAATCAGCGAACGCAATTCGTCGCCGATGGTCAGCAATACGACATTCGCATCCGGTTCGACGGCAACGACATGATGTTCATGGACGTAACTGTCAATGGCGATGTCGTTGCCGTGTCGTGTCCGTGCATTGCCGGCCAGATGACTATTCCATATCAGTACCTCGAAGGCGACGGCGGGAACTTCATCTGGCAAACCGCAAGCGGCGGCAATCCGAACTATCAAAATTTCGGCGGCAGTGATGTGTTGCTGTACGCGAGCGCGGCAGAAATGGCGCAGGCCCGCGCGCAGAATAAAGCGAACGCCACTTCGATCACGTTGGCACCGACGCAGGCGGCATGATGTTTGACGACCGTATCGTAAAGTTGATCTTCACTTACGGCGACGAGATTGTGACGATCGATACGTCGCTGGATCCGAAAAATCCACCGTTCATCGTCGCGAACGGCAGCAAGTTCGTCGATGTGACGCAGAACGAATGCAGCGTGCAAATCGGCAACTTGTCGCGCACGCTGCGCAATTCGCTGGCAACGAACTTAACGCCGTTCGACTACAACCAAGCGCGCAAGTCCATGCAAGTTTGGGCCGGCCGCGTCAGTACCGGCATGTTCTTGCGGTATCAAGGCGATATCGTCAGCGCTACGCCGACGCAACCACCCGACATCATCATGAACATCCGATCGCGCACGATGCAGTTTTACAAGAACGATCTTGTTGCGCAATCGTATTCGGTGACGGCGCCCCTGTCGCAGATCAGCAAGGACATTGCGCAACGGTTGGGGCTTAATCTGCAATTCGAAGCGACCGACCGCAATATCGGCAACTACGCGTTCACCGGCAGCGCGACTGGTCAGGTTCAGCGATTGCAGACGCTTGGCGCGATCGATGCGTATGTCGACGACAACACGCTTGTATGCAAGAACAAAGGCGAGCCGCTCGGCAACAGCGTATTCAATATATCGCCTGAAAGCGGTCTGATTGGTCAGGTTGAACTGACTGAATACGGTATTCGCGTCAAGTGCTTGCTTTCGCCGGGCGTTAAGCTTGGCGGCACGCTTCGACTCGACAGCGTACAGAATCCGTCATTGAACGGTGATTACACGATCTACCGCACTGGCTTTGAAATCGCGACGCGCGACGCGGCGTTCTACGACGTCATTGAAGCCACGCGGTATCCGCAAATGTTCTGGTCACAGAGTCTCCCGCAATGAGCGAACAAAACCTACCATCGATTCCGTCAAAGCCCCCATCAATAGACGGCAATTTGGGCGCGGCCATCGCCTTCATCATTCAGAAGTCGTTACAGCGCGTCGACGGGCAATTACCGGCGCGCGTCATCAGCTACAACCGCGCGTCGAACCGCGCGACGGTACAGCCGCTGATCAGTATCATCGGCACGAATGGTCAGCGTCTCGGGCGCGCGCCGATTGCGGCCGCTCCGGTGCTTGCGCTTGGCGGCGGTAACTTCTTCATCAACTTCCCATTGGGTCCGGGTGATTTGGGATGGATCGAAGCGAGCGACCGCGATATTTCGCTGTTCCTGCAAAACGCGCAAGAGTCGTCGCCAAACGACGGTCGGCTGCATTCGTTTGAATCCGGTCGTTTCGTGCCTGACGCATTCGACAATTTCACGTACACGCTTGACGCTGGCGCGATGGTAATCAGCAGCCTTGACGGCGCGACTCGCATCGTCATGTCGCCGGGTAAAATTAACCTCATCGCGGCTGATGTGCAGATAAACAGCACGACTGCGGAAATCAACGCGCAGTCGTCCGTGACGATCAACACCGGCTCGTTCAACATCAACGCTACTGGGTTCGGAACGCAAGTTACCGGCGCGGTGACGCTGCCGCTCAATACATCGATCAACGGCCGCATGTTCATGGGCCATCAACATACCGACCCACAAGGCGGTAACACTGGTGGGGTTATCTAACATGACGCTTGTTTTTGCAGAGAATACGAACCGCGACACGTACATTGATCCGACGACGGGCGATCAGGCTATCGTGACTGGTGCGGCGGCGGTTGGCCTGTTGTGCAAATCGCGGATCGAAGCGCAGCGCGGCGAAATGAAATACGCCGCGACAAAGGGATTGCCCGCAAAGGCAACTGCGTTCGATACGTTCAACCCGCAACAGTTTGAGGCAGCGGCACGGACCATCATTTCCGGAACGCCGGGCGTCACTGCGATTCAATCATTCAGCATGTACAAGGATGGGAACACGCTGAACTACTCGGCAACCATCATCACGATTCACGGGCTCATCACTATCACCGGGACGGCTGCGCAATGAATTACGCCTATGACTACATCATCGAAACCGGCGTCATCGTGCCGGATACATCCGACGTGCTCGACGACGTTCAATCGGAATGGTCGGCCGCGTTCGGTCAGGAAGTGAGTGCCGATCCGAGCACATACACCGGCACGCAGATTGTCGGCGAAGTGACGGCGCGCACGTCCGTTGTGAATGCGAATGCGAAGGTTGCGAACCAGATCAACCCGAATCAAGCCGGCGGGTTGTTTCTCGACGCACTTTGTGCGCTGTTGGGTCTGACGCGCTCGCCCGCAACGCCCACGCAAGTGACGAATGTGAAGATGACCGGCATAATCAACACCAATATTCCGGCCGGCACGCGCGCATCGTTAGGACAAGGTGGTGCGGTGTTCACGTTGTTGACCGGCGTCACGCTCGCAAACGATGGCTCGGGCGGCGGCGTTGCATACGGAACGTTTGTCAGCGTTGTGGCCGGCCCGATCGCAGCGTCGAGTGGCGCACTCAATTGGCCCGTTGATTCGGTGTTGGGTTGGGAAACCGTTACGAACAATCAATCCGGTACCCCGGCGAGCGTGACAACGTTGGGCACCGATCAGCAATCTGATGCGTCGCTGCGCGCATTGCGCAACAACACGTTGGCGCTGCAGGGCATTAGCACGCGTCAGGCTCAGATTTCGAATCTGTACAACATTCGCGATGCGAACAATAACTTGCTCGTGACGTCGGTCGCGTTTCTCGAAAACGTATCGAATACGACGCAGGTTATCAATGGTGTCACGCTCGTGGCACATAGCATTTGGGCATGCGTCGATGGTGAAGCGAGCGCGCAGCAGATCGGCCTTGTGCTGCTGAAAAACAAGACGGATGGCGCCGGCTGGAACGGTGCGACGTCCGTCAACGTCGTTGACCCCGCAAGCGGTCAGACGTACGCAGTGCTGTATGACGTGCCGACGTACGTTTTTATCTACGGCGCGATGACCATCAAGCAGGGCACATACACCGGCAACTTGCAAGCCGATGCTGCGCAAGCCGTTGCCGACTACTTCGTCGGAAAGATTGACGGATTCGCGGCTGTCGGCATCGGTCAAAACGTCAGCCCGTTTGAAATCGCCGCTGCGGTCGTTGCGAAGTGCCCGGGCTGTATCGTGATGGGGTGCAACATCGGAACTGCGCCCGGCTCGCTTAATCCGGCCGATGTGGTCATCGGTCAGAAGCAACGCGCGCAGACCAACAATACGGCTTTCACAATCACGGTGACAACCTAATGAGCACGAGCATCGAAGATTTCGATTTCAGCGTCGACGTGTTGTCGGCGCTGTTGTGGCGTCAAAACGAAGCCACAACCCTGCAATCGATTTTGCAGGGTAAGCAGGATTGGTATCAGCGGAATCACGAGCAATTTTGGACGGACTGGTGTACTAACGTTTTCAATCTGAACACCGCAAACGAATTCGGTCTGTCCGTGTGGGCGCAAATTCTCGGCGTGCCGTTGCAACTGATCGTGCCGCCGAATACCGGGCCGCAATTTGGCTTTGACTTTCCGGAGTTGCTGACAGACCGTGCCGATACCGGTCATACGTGGGTTGCGACCGGCTCGACGTTGACGACGGGTCAAATCGATCCGAACGGCGGCACCAAGGCCGTAAAGATCGCGTTGGGTGGCAGTTCCAGCAAAGTGACGATGGCGCCGATTGCGTCAGGCATTCCGGCCGGCCCGGTCACGCTGTCGTTTCAGGCTAAGTTGATTTCCGGCACGCAGGGCACGATTGCGAGCGACGTCAACGGAACAACGCTTGGCAACTGGCCGGCACTGAGCACGTCGGCATGGACTACTGTCACGCTCAACGGCACGCTGGCATCGTTGCAACATGCGTTCAATCTGGTCAGCACGACGGCGAGCGGCGCAACCGTTACTGTGTTCAATCCGAGACTTGTCGCCAACACCGCGATTAGTAACGGTCGGATGAATTTCAATAACGGCAATTTCGGCGTGTCGCAAGCCGGCGTAGGTCTGACACTGGATCAGAAGCGAATCCTGCTTAAGTTGCAGTATTACAAATTGATCAGTCGTTGCACCGTACCTGAAATCAACGAGCGCATTAAGGCGATTCTAGGTCAGTACGGCAATGTGTACGTGCTCGATGGCAACAACATGGAGTACATCACCTACGTATTCGGGTTCACGCCGAACAGTGCCTTACAATTCATTCTGGAAAACTTTGACGTATTGCCACGTCCGGCGGGCGTGGGGGTTCGATATGTCGTTTCTACGCGTCCGGCGTTTGGGTTCGGTGGTTTCAATCAGAACTTCAACAACGGCACTTTTTGGGCGGAAAACTAATGAACCAACACTACTTCGATGTGCCGTTTGCATTCGGCGGGGACGTTACCGCGATTCCCGATCCGTTGCAAACGGGCGGCACGGTGTCATTCACCGAAGGCTGGAACTACAACTATCAGCGAAATCTGGCGACCGACCCGGCGGCGCTGCCGATCGATCGATCGACGATGAACTGGCTGTTGCTGCAAGTGACGCAGGCAATTCAAGCCCTGCAACAACAAGGCACGCCGGAATTCATCCTTGCGTCGCAAAACGGCGGCGTCGCGTACTCGTATGGCAAGGGTGCAGTCGTGTTGTGGTCGTCAAGCGGTACCGCGCCGTTCACTAAGTACGTTTCGTTGACGGCAAGCAACGCGAATACGCCGTCCGCATCGGATCCGCTCGGCACGACGACCGGTTGGCAAGTCGTCTGCGATCCGATCGCGACCAGTGCGCAAGCAGCGGCCGGCACCGATAACGCAAGCATCATGACGCCGCTGCTCGTCGCGCAACAGACCGCGTTGCGTGCCCTGCTTGCTGGCAATGGTTCTCAGGTGTTCAACGTCGGCCCGGCAACGGCTGCAACGCACGCGCCCGAAGCGTCGCAAGTGCAAGCCGCTGCGTTCAACTACGCAGGCGCGGCGGGCGGCACTGCAAACGCACTCACCGCGACGCTGACGCCGGCCCCTGCGTCCCTGACGGATGATCTCGTCGTGTGCGTGCGCGTGGCTGCAAACAACACGGGCGCGACGACTCTGAACCTGAACGGGCTTGGCGTCAAAACCGTAGTCGGTGCGGCACACAGCGCACTGCAAGGCGGCGAACTCATTGCCGGTGGCTTCGCGACATTCGCGTATTCAACGAACCTTGGTAACTTCGTGTTGCTTTATACGACGGGCGGCGCCGAACAAGTCGCCAACGCGACGCAATCGCAACATGCCGTTGCGATGGGTCAATTGTTTGCCGGTGCCGGCGCCGCGTCGCTGAAAGGCATTTCGCGCAATACGACGTCCGGTTCGCTCGTCGTGCCCAACGGCGTAACAACGATGTACGTTTCTGGTGTTGCGCCGGGCGGCGGCGGGTGCCGGTGCGGGTGGTGGTTCAACCAACTTTGCAGGTTCGGGCGGCGGTTCGGGCGGCGCCGGACAAAGTGTCATTCGTCAAGCATTTACGGTTGTTCCGGGCCAAACGATCACATGGACAATCGGATCAGCGGGAACGGGCGGTACTGGAAACGCTGGCGGCGGCACGGCAGGGACGAGCGGCGGCAACATCGTAATTAGTGGCGGCATTACTTTGACGCTCACGGGTGGTTCGGTTGGCACGAACGGTATTAACGGCAACCTTTCCGGCGGTGGCAATCTTGCCGGCGGTGGCTATGGTGCAGGTTTCCCGAACGGCTCTTTCGGCAGCGACGTGACGTTGAACAACGCTAGCGGTAACGGCGGAGTCGGTGCAAGTAGCCCGTTTGGCGGCGGTGGCGGCAGCGGTCGTGCGGCGCAAGGTGCTAACGGCACCCCCGGTCAGAACGCATATGGATTCGGCGGCGGTGGCGGTGGCGGTGGCGGCATCTACGGGGGCACGGGCTCTTACGTTGGTGGCAATGGCGGCAATGCCGGGGCGGGCCTGCTGATATTCGAGTGGTAATAACAAGGATAACTATCATGACCAACGAAACATTCGCAGCAAGTGCCGTCAAAGTAACGGCAGTTAATACGGGGGCAGCAATCAGCATGATTCACGATTCGGGGAGTATCAGCACGGTTGCCGGCGTACTTGCTGCAACCTATTCTGTTATCCAGATCGTCAAGGCGTTGCCGTGGATGACCGACTACGCAATAGCGGTCTGGTCCGGCATCCGTGGCGATTGGTCGCACTGGCGCAGCATTGCCAGAAAGGAAGAAAAGGGTAATGTCGACACTCAGTAAAAAGGTGCTCGCGTTGGTTGCGGCCGGCGCGTCAGCACTCACAATTGCATCGCAGTTCCTGCACGAAAAGGAAGGTGACGATAGGCTCGTTGCGTATCAAGACGGGTCCGGCATTTGGACTGCATGCGAGGGCGTCACAAAGGGGGTGAAGAAGGGCGACCGATTCACCCCCGAGCAATGCACGAGGATGAATGCTGACGCGCTGAACGAAGCGTCCGCAGAAGTCGACAAAATCGTGAAAGTGCCGCTCAGTGAACCGGAACGCGCAGCCGTGATTTCATTCTGCGCGTACAACATCGGGCCGGGAAAGTGCGCAAAAAGCACTTTCCTTTCGCAACTTAACGCAGGCAATCGCGCCGCAGCGTGCGAGCAAATCAAACGTTGGATTTTCGACGGTGGGCGCGATTGCCGCATTCGGGGGAATAACTGCTATGGGCAGGTAATCCGCCGTCAACAGGAATCCGAACTATGCCGACTGAATTAGAAACATGCACGATTGCCGCGCTCGTCGGCATGCTGTTGGGCGGTAGCGTGACATACGCTATCACTCACAAAATCGACGGTGCGGCACTCGCTCAGGAACAGAAAGCGCATTCCGACGATATCAGTCGAATCAATGCGACGGCGGCGCAACAACTGGCAGACGCAATTGCCAAGCGTCAAGTCGCAGAAGGCAAGGTTGTCACCATTCAACAGCAGTACGAACAGGAGATTGCAAATCATGCGAAGGACGCATTGGATTTTCGCGCTCGCTTGCTTGCTGGCACTCAGCGCGTGCGGGTCCGCACCGTCGCGGGTAGTTGTGCCGGCGCCGCAAGTCAAAGCACCAGCACCGCCCCCGGAACTGATGACACCGCCAGCTACGCAGACATTGCACCAGCAGTTGCAGCAGGCGTTTACGCTGTAGCGGATCAGGGCGACGCTGAAATCATCAAGTTGCGTCGGTTGCAGGAATACATAAAAGGCTTGCAAGACGATGGATACATCAACAAATAGTTTCGTCACACTTTCGGATGCGCTCGCCGCCGTGTATGCGCATCCGTTGTGTCAGTCGTTTCAAGAGACTCCGACGCAATACGTTGTGTTCTACCCGTCGACGTACAAGATTCCGGGCGGTGTGACGGTGCAACGCGGGCTCGACGATCTGGCAGCTATGACGCTGCTGTATCAGCGGCTTGATGACTTTTGGAACGCGCAGCGACTACAGGTCGCGAAGCAATAGAAAAAGGCCCGCTCGATGCGGGCCTTTCTGTTTAATGCAGGTAGGTAACGCAAACAATTGCAGCGTGCATGTCGTCGTGCCTGTCCGGCATGTCGTTGAATACGGCAACCGTCGCGCCGGTCGGGTTGCCGTTGGTTGCACATTTCTGACTTGTCCAACGCGCCTCATCGTTCGTCTGTTGAAAAACCACCGTATAGAGCGTCATCGTTCGATCCTCATCGTTGCTAACAGCTTGCGGGCGTGCTCGACGTAGTATTCGTAATCGATCCAATCGGGAAACTCGTCAGGCATGCGCATCAACGGCCATGCGCCGGTACTGTCTGCCACCATGTTGCCATTGGTCTTGTAGTGGATTGCGCCGCGATAGTCACGCCGGTACGCCCAACGTACCACCTTGCCAAGCAGTTCATATGATCCGGGTGTGTCCTGCTCGAATTGCTCGTGCTCAGTGCCCTCATAGAGTCGGCGAATCGCACCACCCTTCACGGTGCGAACCGACACGAACTTGCGGATGTCGCGGCATCTGTAGATCGTTTCGTCGATCGGCGTACCATCCTTAATGAGTGCAATTACCGCATCGGCGCAAATCTCGCGATGTGGCGCTTTTGACGATGAAGGGCCGCTACCAACGTCCGGCGCCGTGAAAATTCCTTTGCGCTTCACTTCGCCGTCATCAGTGATTGCGAAATAGTTATTCACGTCACGGAAATAGATGCCGCGATACACGGCATGCTCTAATTCCATTTCGGTCAGCGCTTCCCATTCCCTCATGATGCGGTCGCGAATTGGCATTAACGGAACCGGGCACCGCGTCACGATACCGTCAGTGTTGGCAGATACGACGCTGACGCCAGCTAGTTCAAGCGATTCAATCAACATCAGCAAATACAACTGTCCAGTGATGGTGATTTGCATAAGCAGTTCAGGCGCATATGCCATGCTGTACTTGCTGCCGAGTTTGCCGAACCAACCGTTAAGCACAATCTTTTTGCTGTTGCCTTCACGCTTGCGTTTCGCGCGCTTGGCTGCCATCCGCTCGTCATATATTCGACGGTAAATGACAAGCTGTTCGGGGCCGCATTGTTCGGGGAACAAACCAAGTGTGATGTAGATTTTCGGATAGTATGAACCCACGTCACTGTCACAAATAACATCCGTCGCGCTCGTCTCGTACCAAACGCCGGATTCCTGAGAGTGCAAACCACCGGCCCCGAACTTATAGACGCTCGTGCCGATCTTGACGCGGATAGCTTTAACGGCAGCGTGCATCTGGATACCGGTTTTCACCTTAACTTCGTTGCCATCGTCGTCATAGTCCGTCGTTGTACCGTCGCGGATCGTGAACGGTGAGGAGGCAACAATTCGTAGCACTTCCTGCAATTGTTCGGTTTTGAAACTGATATTTCGCGGAACCTGATACGTGAACTGATAACCATCCGGGCGTTGCATCGGTTGCGGCCGGAAACCAAGCCGCGAGCGCGTGATGGCTTCGGCAATCTGCGCATCCGATTTGCTACGGACGTCGATACCGATTTCATCACTGATGTGTTCACGCAGCGGTATCCATTCTTTATCGCATGCGATTTCGTACAGACGCTTCGTCACGGCAAGATCGTTACCGCAATACGTCGACAGCTTAATGCGCTCGATCATGCTGATATCTTGCGACGGATCGATCGGCAAATCTTGGATAGTCGGGCAATGCGCGATACCCGCATATGCCTTCAAGCTGATGCGAACGCCCGGCAACACTTCCATGATGTCGATATGATCCGTGTATTCGGGCATACCAACATTGAACGCGCGATAGAAATCCCACGGTTTCAAACCGCGCGTGATGATCAAATCGTTTGCATCCTTCAATGCTTGGTTGTCGACGCCAGTCAAAGCGAGTGCAAGTATCGGACAGTCATAGTTGCCGCTGTTGAAACCAACAATTGTGTATTGCGCAAGAATTGACAGAATTCCCACGCGATTTAACGGCTGACCCGGAAACATGGCGAATTCAACATGCGAGCCATCCGGCAACAAAAATTTGCACAAGAAGTAGTTGCGGTACGTTTCCAGATCGAAAAACGCTATCGGGCGTTTTGTCATTTGCGACTCCATGAAAAACGCCCGCATGGAGCGGGCGTCATATTACTAACGGTCAGACGTTATGCCAGATAGCCGTGCTGGCGCAGCATCGCGTCGTTCCAGCCGTTGCCGATCGCTTGCGCGTAGCTCGCGAATCCCGCAGCGAGCGCGGCCGGCGTGAGTTGCGGACCTGCGACGGGCGGCGTCGGAGCGACGGGCGGCGTCGGCACTGCCGGTGCTGCTGCTGCTGCTGCCAACAGATAGCCGTGCTGTTGCAGCGCTGCATCGGTCCAACCGCCCGCAATAGCGGCGGCGTACGTCGTGAATCCCGCAGCGAGCGCGGCCGGCGTGAGTTGCGGACCTGCGACGGGCGGCGTCGGAGCGACGGGCGGCGTCGGAGCGACGGGCGGCGTCGGAGCGACGGGCGGCGTCGGAGCGACGGGCGGCGTCGGCACTGCCGGTGCAGTGTTGGCCGGATTCGCACCGGGCACGCAACCAGCCGGCAGCGTGCCCGCCATGACGTTCGCGAACGCATCTGCTGCTTTCGGGCCGCTCACGATGCGCGGGCCGCCGCCGACGAAGCACACCATGTTGCCGTTGACGTACACGCCCGGTGTTTGCGACGGGTTGTTATCCTGCACGGTGCCGTTGATCGCAACGTAATCGCCCGGTAATACGCGCGACTTGTCTTGCAACTGCTGCGCCGGATCCAGACCGACGTTGATATCGAATACTCGCGGCGAAAACGTGCTGGAAAACACAACGATCCAGTGACCGGCCCAACCTTCTTTCTGATTGTTCGGCTTGCCCTGATTGTCGAACCCGTCGCCGTCCTTGATCTTCGTCGCGAACGTCACGCCCGGCGAGAGGCTGGCCTTACCCGTGACCGGATCGACCGGCCCTTGGTAGTACTGCGGGTAGCCCGCACGGCCGGCGTCGTGAATCGTCCGATAGAAGTTGTTGAATTCTTCGTTCGGTTGGCCGTTCGCAAGCACCTTCGGGAACGCCACGCCGAACGACCATTGCGTAGCCGGCTTGCCTGCGTTCGGACCGGTCTTGATGACGCGCGGTTGGCCCTTGCTATCCGTCGTGGAACCTTCCCACACCGAACCGAAAACCATACGACCAACCGGGGACGTGAAGTTGATGGGTTGACCCATTTTGCTAATCCTTTTTCAAGTGTGAAAATGCTTTGACTGCACGATTGCCGTCAAATCGTACTAACTTCAATTCGCCGCGCCGCTGTTGCGTGTACGACTCGACGAATTCCTTTGGTAACACATTTGCTGCCTGTAACGGGGTTACTGCTTTCGCCGGCTTTCGAAGATTCGCGCCGAGCAAATCGCCCATTGCAATCGCTGCCTGCTCGGCTTGCTCATCAATCCAAACCTTGCGACCCTTGCCCGCTTCCATCGCGTAATGCGGAAACTGCTCACCCTTGCGAATCAGATACGCCGCCTGCGCCTGCAAGCCCGTCAACCGCGCTTCGATCATTCGTGCCGCATCTTCCAACCGCAGCATTTCGTAATCGATCGCAGCGACTGGCAGATCGTGCATATCCGGCTCGCCTGACACTTCCAACGCGCGCATGCCGGCTGCATGGCAAACGCTGCATCCAACACGCGCAGCACAATCATCGCACTGCGGGCCGGCGATTGCCGGTGCGTGCTCCCCCATCGCAATTGATGCTGCCATGCGCAACGCGTCTATGTATGGCAATAGATCGCGAAACGCCACCATTTGCTTACGGACGGGCCCGTCTCGGTGATATGCGCGGGGTTGCACGATTACGAACTCGATCATCAATCCTACGTCGTCGCGCCATTCAGGGTAGTTATCAAGAATGGCCGAAGCATAACCAATCAACTGCCAATTCGGAAACACTTCAATGGGTCGATAACCGCCTTTCAGATCAGCGACGATCAAAACGTTGTAGTACTGCGTAGCACCGCAGCAAAACGCATCGGGCGTACCGCCGCAATTCGGATGTATCGACGGTGCCGAAAGCTGCTCTTCGATGTGCCATTTTGCGCCGTACTCTGCCAACGTTTCAACGTAGAATTCAGCACTATCGAACAACTCGTCAGTAATGGTCACACCGTTAGGTGCAACATCGCCGACTTGCGGACGTCTGCCGAACGGATCGTCTAATCGTTCTGCAACCCAATGTATTGCCGTCCCTTCTTCGCGTATCGTGTTGTCGCCAAGCGACTCGACGACGGCCGCTTGTGGTGTGCGCTGCATCGGGACGGATGCAGCGCAGCGAACCCATGACGCAGCCTGCGACAACCGCAATGCGTAGGGGCTCGCTTCGGCCATTACATCGCCCCTTGTGCAACGAGCATGTCGACGACATACGGGAACGCCGCCGTATGCTCGCGCATCAGCACGAGTTGACCGTTGCCGCTAGCATCGGCAAAGCCAATCATCTTGGCAGCGTCCGGCCCGGCTTGCGGCGTGATGCGGCCCGCTTGCTGGTTCGCAACGATCCACTGCATCAACTTCGTGAAGTCTGCCTTTGCCTCATCGATCGTCACGAGCACGGGGGCAGCGGGCGGCGTCGGTGCAACAGGTGCGCCACCAACCGCGCCAGCCGGGGAACCAGACGGCGCTGCCGCAGCGTTTCCCGCGAGCGCGGCGCGCAGTTCAGCCATCACCGCAAGCTTGGTTTCGCCCGACACGTCGAAACGTTGCAGCCACACGCCTGCGTTGTCTTTCAGCTTGGCCGGAACGTGGATGCGCACGTCCCACGGCAGGCCCGTCGCATCCAGATCAGCAACGACAACTGACGGTTGGGTTGCCGCAGCCGTAACAGGTGCGGCCGGCTGCTCGGTACCGTTTCCCGCCGGAACTTCCGGACGCGACATGAACTCCATATAGGCAGCGCTGCGCTTCGCGACGTAGATTCGGAACCATTCGGCCTGAGTATGGGACAGCGTAGCCGGCTTGTTGTTCAGCAGACCGGCAAGCGTGTTGTCGTCGATCTGCTGCGGGCCGGCGACGCGCAACGCTTCGGTGTGCGCGTAGGCCAGTGCTGCGGCTTTCTTGGCGATCGGATCAGCGGAAACAGCAACGCTGGTATTGCTTGCGATCGCTGCGGGATTCACGGCGTATGCTACGACAGTTGCGCCGACGTTTTCCGGATACTTCGCCCGCAGTTCCAGTTCGATCGCCTTAACCATGTTCTTGTCGGCGCCCTTCTTGGTGCGCCATTCGCCGGACGGCGATTTTGTCTTGTTGCCGCTGTGGATGCGCTCGTCCCACGGCAGGCCGGTCGAATCAAACTCGGCGACGGCAGGGCTCGTCGCGGGGACATTCGCCGTATGGGCAGCCGCGCCATGGTCGGGCGCTACAGGGGCCGACGTGGCGGGCGGCAACGTTGCTGAAATATCCGTCGGCACCACGGGGGCAATCGTTGACGTTGCGACATCCGCAGAAGGCGCTGCATGTGCCGATGTCGCCGGGACGTTTCCCGCTGCACCGTTCAGCAGCGCGCCGAACGCGATTGCCGGATTCGTTTCGACGCCTGTCGACGGATCGTAGAGGGCGGATGCGGTATTCTCGACGGCTTGCTTAATGTGCGCCGGAACTTCCGGAGCGGCGCCGTTGATGCTGACGGATGCGCCGAAATGTGCAGCAACGGTCGTGATGGCGTCGTGGGCGCTGATGGAGAAGGGGAACGAAAAGGTAAGGGTCGGTTGCATCGTGTTTCCTTTGGTTGTTGATGGGGTGCCACTGAATCGGTATCATACACCGATAGTAACGGTTTGCAACTACGGAGTGAAAATTGTCCAACCTTCGCGGATTTCAACAAAAACTTGATAGCGACGTTGACGGTGCATATCTAGGCGGTGCGCGCGCAGTGATGATGCAACTATCGACCGGTGGCGGTAAGACCGTCATCATGGGGCATCAGGCGAAGAAGCATATCAACAATCCTTGGAACCATCAGTTCCCGGCCGGTTGCAGCATTGCGCACCGGGGCGAACTGATCGGCCAAATGTCGCAACAGCTTGCTCGTGAGAACGTACCGCACGGGCTGATCGCATCGGAAAAAGTCATCCGCACGATTGTTGCCGCACACGTCGAAGAATTCGGACGCACATTCTACAACGCGCGCTCACCGTGGCGCGTGGCGTCAGTCGACACCATCACCAAGCGTCAACTAGGCGATTGGCCGGCAACGGTGGGCATGGTGCATATCGATGAAGCGCACCACGTGTTGCGCGAAAACAAGTGGGGAAAGGCAGCGGCGCTATTTGAGAATGCGCGCTTCTTGCTGCCAACCGCAACACCCGTTCGTGCCGATAAGAAGGGGTTAGGCAGTCATGCGCACGGCATCGCCGATGTGCTCGTAGAAGGTCCGCCGATGCGTTGGCTGATCGACAATGCGTATCTGACCGACTACAAGGTGTACTGTATCAAGCCGGACGATTTGCAAACGGATGGGATCGGCGTTAATGCAAACGGCGAATTCAATCAGGACCAAGCGCGCGAAGCGGTGCACCGCTCCAAGAAGCTAGTTGGCAGCGTAGTCGATACTTACATCAAATACGCGTACGGCAAGCTTGGCGTTACGTTCGCGCAGGACATCGAAGAAGCCCGCAAGATCACCGAAGAATTCAACCGCAAGGGTGTGCCGGCCGCGATGCTGACCGGCGAAGACACCGAAGAACACCGACGCGCGACGATCCGCAAATTCCGCAACCGTGAGTTGTGGCAGCTAGTCAACGTCGATCTGTTCGGCGAAGGTTTCGATTTGCCGGCAATCGAATGCGTCAGCTTCGCGCGAATGACTGCATCGTTTTCCTTGTACGCGCAGATGTGGGGCCGCGCGCTTCGCTTGATGATTTCGCAAATACTTGCTGGCGCGTGGGATACCTATAGCGTTGCGCAACGATTCGAATTCATCAGGGCGAGCGGTAAGCCGTTTGCCTATATCTTCGATCATGTCGGCAACTTCTACTTTCATAAGGGGCCGCCCGACAAGTCGCGCCTGTGGACGCTTGACGCAGGCACCAAACGCAAGTCGGCAACAGATGACGGCATCCCCATGCGCGTCTGTCTTAACGTTGATTGCGCGCTGCCATATGAGCGTGTGTATTCGTGCTGCCCGTACTGCGGCACCGACGCACCGCCGCCGGCTGAACGCGGCGGACCCGCGCAAGTGGACGGCGACTTGACGCTGATCGACCCGGCATTGCTCGCGCAATATCGCGGCGAAATCAACAAGATCGATGGTCCCGCACCGACAGTGCTGGGCGTCGCATATCTTGCCGTCATCAAGACGCACAACATCAGGCAAGCGGCGCAGTTCCGCTTGCGCAGTGCGATGTCGTATTGGTACGCGCAAGTGTGCCGTGAAGATGATGCACGCGTGCATCATCGGCGCTTCTGGTTCACGTTTGGTATCGACAGCATGCATGCAATGACGCTCGGACAACCCGAAGCGGAAACACTACACGCGCGCATCATTGTGGACCTAACGAATCGCGGTATCATAGTGCCGTCTGACCTGAATGTTACTAACGAAATGGAGCAAGTATGAACACTGTCGGCAAAGATGATGTCATCCGCCACTTGAAGCAGATACGCGCGACGCTCACACACGCGCTGACGCAGCCGGACATCAGCGTTACGCGCTTCAATGCGATCCGCGAACAACTGCTGCCGCTCGACGAGGAACTGCGCAAGCTTGGCATTGATCCGGAGCCGACGCCGCAGATGGGCCACGCGTACGTAAAGCTGACGCGGTATCAACAACGTCGGCGCGCTCGGGCCAGCAAATTTCCATCGTACGAACAACGCCTGCGCGAGAAGCGCGCGCAGAAATGGCTTGACGCGCAAGGCGCCGACGATGAAAACAATTGACGAATGGGCGCATCGGTGGGGCATCCCGGCGCAGGCAATGGACGAACTTAAGGCGGTCATGGGCGTTGCGGCACTTAGCGTCATGAGCGTGCCAGATAGCGGTACGGCGCCCGGCAGTGAAGGGCGTCAACAGTCGCTCGTACGACTCGAAGCCGCGAAGCTCGGCATTCACTTGTTCCGCAACAACAGCGGCGCATTTAAAGACGAGTCCGGGCGCCTGATCCGCTACGGACTCGCGAATGAATCAAAGCAGGTCAACGAGGTTTTGAAGTCGCCCGACCTGATCGGATGGCGTAAGCGGCTCATCACGCCCGACATGGTGGGGACGATCATCGGCCAATGCACCATGCGCGAAATGAAGTACGAGGGTTGGACGTTCAATCCGAACGACCCGCACGAGCAGGCGCAGTTCAATTTTTTGAAGTTGGGGATTGCTGACGGTTGCGATGCAGCCTTTGCAACCGGCCCCGGAACGTTGTAACATTCACACCACCAATCGAAACTAACGGAGAATTTCCATAATGGCTCAAGAACGCATGACTGCCGAAGCGCGAACCGCGCAACTGATCGCGGCCGGCTACAAGATCGCGAAAGCGAAAGGCATCGCCAAGGTAACGCGCGCCGCCGTGGCTCGTGAGACGAAGGTGTCGGACGGCCTGCTGAACCGCTACTTCGGCACACGCGAAGGGCTGCGAACGGCTGTGATGCAGCATGCGGCAGATCAGCGCGACGCTGCTACATTGGCAGCCGCCGCCATGGTCTACGAACTTGACGAAATCACCATGACGAAAGCGCTACGTGTCGAAGTGGCACGGTTGCGTATCGGATGGACTCGGAACTGACCGGACGCCGCGCCGATACCGTAAAAGCCCGCCGCGTGCGGGCTTTTTCATTTTCTGCTTGCATTGGAGAAAGTAACGGTTTTATACTTGTTTCCGTTGTCAACCTAACGGAGCGAAAAATGTTACTCACATGCGTTGTATTTGCACTGGTGTCCGGTACCGCCGCCCTGTTCGCGTTTGCGTATCGGATGGACAAATGGCACGGTGTGCTTGGCGTCGTCGCGCTTGGCCTCTGGATGTTCAATATGCAGCCGGCGCACGCTCAGGCGCGCGGCGATGAGAATTGGCCTGCGATAAACCAACTGCCGATGGAACCGATCCTTGTCGGCAACAACATTCTTGGCGATCGTATCATTCTGTTCGCGCAGTTCTGCGGCGGCGAAGGTGACGGTTCGAGGCGCGATCATATGCACGTGTACGCGGTCTACAACGCGCGCAACACGTTCTTGCAGGGCGGATGCTGGCAGTACGATCCGGCGTTCACCAAGCGCACCAAGAGCATCAAATTTTTCAGCATGAGCGGTGACGGTTGGGGTAGCTGGCCGCTCGACGCATTCCACAAGCCCCGCTACGTCAAGTGAGGAAAACATGACTCCCGCTCAAGAAGCAAAAGCATATGCCGCCGCTAACGGTTTTGTGCTCGGCACCATTCCAGCCACGCGCCGCTATACGGTACGGGTGCTGAACAAAGCGACGGGTGTTGCAATTGACGATCCGATTGCCGAAGTCGGAGGGTACCCGGCAGCGCTGAACGCAATGAAACGTCACGTTGAGGTCAATAGCAATCTGGCGCGCGCGATTCAACTGGCGACAACGCCGAAGCTGGATGCCGCGATCCTCAGTGACAACGTGCGCGCGATCCTCAGTGTCAACGTGCACGCGATTCAGTTGGCGTCAGGTGTCGAACTTGATCAACTCGCCGAAGCGTGGAATTTGCCGAAGCGCGAATGTAAGGTATCGGGCAAGCCGCACCCGCAGACCGACGCAGACTATCGCAATGTGCTGTTGCGCAACAGCGCTCGTCGTATGCCGGTCCCGAAACTCATCAAATATACTCATCGCCTCGAATTCCGTATGCGTCCGGACGGTCATACATTCCATTGGGACTACCCGTCACATGCTCAGGCGCTGCGCGAGTTGCGTCAAACCATGTCGAACAAGCAACAGCGCCCCATCTATGTCAACCTGTTCCCGATCCGTGAGGCGTGACATGCAACTGACTCAAGCCGAAGTCGACTATCTGCTGAAACAGCCCGACGTCGCGAACACGCTTGCGCGATACAACCGGGCGCAGGCATACCAGACTACCGCAGACGATGCGCGCATCGCGCTCGTGAAACGGTCCCGCGAGTTTGAGCGCATCGAGCGCGACACCGCCAAGCGCTAGTCATGTCCGAGCCAATCTTCAACCTAGGCAATCCGGTGAGCAAGCAATGCGCGATGCGTGACGACGGCGTGTGGTTCATTCGTCGCAAGCGTCATAACGCGCCCGGTTGGTCAGGTTGGGAGTTGGCACCCTTCAACTCACGTCCGGAGTATGCGTGGTACTCCGGGCAGCATGCAAGGTTGCCGCAATGGAAAGTCTCGGGCAGCGACTAAAACGGATACGTAAGCAGCGCGGTATGTCGCAGGATCAATTCGCCCGGATGTTTGGAATTACCGGGCGATCGTATGGAAACATCGAGACGGACCGCAATCAGCCGGGCGTGTTCACTGTCGCAACGATCGCAACCCGGCTGAATCTCGATCTTCACACCCTCATATTCGGGAAACCTTATGGAAATGACAAAAGTAACGCAAGCGTCGCAAGTGTCGGCACATCTTCAACGCGCAGCAAAGTTTGCGCTTGCTGTGGGCGCTGATATTCACATGAATGCGGAAGGTGACAGCCTGTTGGCGAAGTTCGCCGACAGTGATCGTTATCACTTCGATCCGGAGCACGTTACGTTGCACTGTCTCGAAGCGCTCGGGCAGGCGCGCACGTTCGGACTTGTCGCGTACTCGTACGTGCATGCCGACAAGCTGGTGCGCGGCTTGTCTCCGCTTGTGGTTCGTGTGGTGTTTTGCAATACCGATGTGCGCGTGCAGATCGGTGCATCGCGTTGGTACGTCGACGACCACTCCAGCACCCCGGTTGCGATGCGTAAGGCGATCTTGACAGCATTCTGCGCTTATTACGATGAAGCAATTGCGCCCTATACCGAAGCGTGACTTGCTGCCGTCGTCGCAGCCCGATCATTTCACCCGCGCGCTTGATGAGACGTATGAGCGCGGTTTCTTGCTAGGGCGTGCGGCCGGAATCGAACATGCGTTGCAATTGCTTCGTGACGCAGACATTCCCAACATTGGCGATATCGTCGCCGCTTTGACCCGGAGTAAATATGGTTAGCGTTGTGCTGCTGAATCTGACGGTTTGCAGCGAGCCCGATTACATGGTGCGTGTGACGGACGACGAATGTAACGAATGGTATTTGGCCATCGGTGCGCGTAACACGTGGAAACGCCTTAGCGCAATCAATCATGCTCGTCGGTATGCACGTCACAATCCCAAACATTCGGTTCACGTTGAACTTGTACGGAGTAAATATCGATGAAAAACTATAACTGCTACACCTGTCAGGAACCGATGAAGGTGTCGATTCACTTTCATACCTACATTCGTCAGCATGGTCCGCAGCAACAGCGCTGTCCGCTATGCGGTGCGGTGCATTCGGTCGACGGCAAGAACGAAATCCGACTGTTGACGCCCGGAGCACCGCTCGCGAAGCTGTCGCAGGAATATCCGTATCCGCAGTACGCACCATACCGCGTCGGCGGTTACCGCGTGCGCTTTGAAAACGGTAACTGGTCAAAGTCGCTCGTCACGTGGGATGCGGACAACCACGCTTGGCGCGATGGGCCGATCCTGTATCGAGATGGCAGCATCGTCGCGTGGCAGGGGCTCGCCGGCGACATGGAGCACACGAAGCGCATGCCCTACGATTTGGGCCAACCGCTGCCGATCGCAGCAATCGAAGAGGATGAAGAATGAGCAGGCATTTGAAGCACCACGTAGCAAGAGCCCTGTTTCGCATCGCCACCCACATTCAGGAACGTCACAAGTTCCCGGTCGCTTTCGCGCTCAGGATCGATGGTGACAACTTGCCCGGCGATACAGGGAATGTGCAGGCAACTGCACTCGTGCTGTCCCGCGAAGATGCCGACGCGATTCAATCGATTCTGGTCGAACGCAAGTTGATGATTCTGCCGCTCATCATGGAGGACTTCGAGTGAAGCTCGTCTACAAATGCTCGCATTGCGGTGTGATGCGTGAAGTGAACGCGCCGACGTCGCTGTATCCGGTCGCGCCCGAAGCATACCTTTTTGCACTCGATGGTACGACTGACTGGCGTGGCATGGTGGTACCGGAATTCCGCAAATGGATACGCCACCCGTGCGAGCCTGACATACATGGCATCGCGCCACTTGTAGCGGTGATTGACCGCGACTGACGAAACGCCCGCACCTAGCGGGCGTTTTGCTTTGTGTTACACTTGCAATGCCGCATGTCACACAACTCCCTATTGTGAGGAATCACCTAATGTCGCCGATGGCTCCAAACTTCGTCTCTGTCCGGTTGACGGAAGAGGACAAGCAAAACTTCGTGAAGGTTGCCGATGCTGCTGAACGTGCGGTCGGTATCCGATTGTCAACAGCCGATGTGTACCGTCTTGGTATTAAAGCGCTCGCAGAAAAGCACAACGTGAAGGGTGTCAAGTAACTACCGGGCAGCAAACATGCACAACTACGACGCACTACAGAATGCGTTGAATGGCCCGTTCGCCTATTTGACGCAGTTCCCGCAATTCGTCTTGTGGCAGTTGGAACCGAACCCGCAAGGCGGCAAGCCCCGCAAGATGCCGTACCGTGTCGACGGTGCGCGTGGCAGCAGTACGGACCCGACGAGTTGGACAGACGCAGCGACGGCAATGGCTGCCGCGCGCCGTTCCGGTATGGGGCTCGGCTTTGTGATGACCGACGCAGATCCGATGGTGTTCATTGACGTTGATGGTTGCGTCGTGAATGGTCAATGGGATGCCGACGCACTCGCGACGATCGCGCAATTCCCCGGCGCCGCGTTCGAAGTATCCCAATCCTGTACCGGGATGCACTTGTTCGTATGTGGTCAGACGCCCGAAGGTTTCACCGGTCGCAAACGCGGCAAGTTCGAATGCTATCGAACCGCGCGTTTCGTTGCGCTCACCGGCACCAACGCAACGGGTAGCGTATTTGACTACGGTGCAAATGTTGCGCAATTCATCGCGGATAAGTTCCCGACCGAAGTTAACGACAAAGACGTTGGCCCGTTACGCTATACGACGTCTCCGATTCCCGAGTGGCAAGGACCGACCGACGATGACGAGTTGCTGAAACAGTTTCTTGCCGCACCGCGCCCGGCGTCTGCATCCGAAGCGTTCGCATTCCTGAAACCTGACGCACCAGCCGTCAACGCCGTTGCCGTGAGTAATACCGATCTGTTCAACGCGAACGTTGACGTGTTGTCTGTTGCGTATCCGAGCGATAAGGGCGACGGCTTCGACAAATCGAACGCAGCGTTCGCGCTCGCATGTCGGCTTGCGTATTGGACCGGCAAGGATTGCGCGCGCATGGAACGGCTGATGAATCGCGCTGCGTTCCGCCGCAGCAAGGCCGACGAGTATCACGATAGCGCCGTCACGTACATGCAATGGGACGTGATGCGCGCGTGTGCGTTCACCACGCGGGTGATGTTCCAACGTGCTGCCGTTGCGAATGCCGAAGTTGCCGCCGATGCTCAGTCGGCGTATGACGGCTATTACAACCGCATTGCCGATGCTGGTGACGTGTCGACCATTCGCGGCATCTGTTCAGAAGTTGGCATTGATCTTCGCATCGATCCGATCAGCCGTAAGTTGCTCGCGGGCCATGTCAACAAGCGCATTACGTTGCTTGGCGAACGCCTGCCAATGAACGATTGCGAGCAGCTTGTGCGGTTGCGCTCGTCACATCCGGCGCCCGATCGTCAAGCATTGCAGCGTCAGCAGAACATCGCAATGAATCTGCCGGAGGATGCACCGACGCTCGCGCCGATCATGACGACTGCGCAAATGCTGGAAGATTTCGTGTTCATTGCCGAAGGGTCGCAAGTTGGTAGCGTGAGCGATCGCAGCTTGTGCTACAGCTTCGCTGATTTCCGCAATCTGATGGCAGCGTCGCGCACCATCGCGCCCGATGGCAAGACGTTCGAGCATACCGAAGATTGGCGTGTCCACCCCGGCCGGCGCAGCGTGTCGTCCCGCACATTCCGTGCGGGCGCACCCGTGCTGACCACCGATCCTAACGGCCGTTGGGCACTCAACATGTGGCGTCCGTCACCGCCTGCCGCGTACACCATGGACATTGCACCGTTTTACGAACACATCAAATATTTGTTTGGTGAATCAACCGAGCGCTTTCTCGATTGGTTGGCACACATCGAGCAACAGCCGGGCGTGCTGCCTCATCATGGTTGGCTTCACATTGCCGACAACTTCGGTACGGGGCGCAACTGGTTGTCGTCGGTGCTCGCGCGGTTGTGGCGCGGGTATGTGGCGCCTAGCGTCAATCTCGATCGGCTCATCATGGGCGATTTCAACGGCCCACTTGCCGGACGAATCCTTGCGGTTGTTGATGAGATTCGTGCGGGCGGCAGTGAGAACGCGTATCAGATCGAAGGCAAGATTCGCAACATGCTGACGGAAGAAACGCGCGCCATCAATCCGAAGTACGGACGTGAGTACATGGAGCACAACGCGTGTCGCTGGCTGCTGTTCTCGAACCACAAGAACGCAATCCCGATGGATGACGGTGACCGCAGATGGGACGTCGTGCATCTGACGGCGGATCCACGCCCCGAGCACGTCTATGGATACCTGTACAGCTTGCTCGATCATCCCGGATTTGTCGAAAGCATCCGCGCATGGCTTGGAATGCGTGACCTGTCGCGCTTCAATCCGGGCGCCCGGCCGCCGATGACGAAAGCCAAGTCGATGGCGATCGAGGCGAGCAAATCGGATTTCCAGAAAGCTGCGTCGAACATTGTGAATCACTGGCCTTCTGACTTCATCACTAGCGCTGACGTTCATTCGATCATGAATGAGGACAGCATGGCGGGAATGGGCAAGAAGCTGACCGCAGCAATGAAGCATGCGTTGCATGACCGGCAGATGTATTTCGTTGATAAGCAGGTGTACGACCAACAAGGGCAGCGACATCGCATTTGGATTGTTCGCAACGTTGAATTCTGGATGCAGGATTTGTCGGCTTGGCGCATCAACGACGAGTTGTTGAAGATGGCGGCGATTCCGGGCGGCACCGGTTGGCAAAAGCTGAATTCCATATTGTGAAACGCAACACTCAGAACTCAGGTGCACTCAGGTGCTAGAAAAAGGCGCTGTCAAAAAATGTCCCTTACAATGTAGTAAGGTATATACATATATGGCTAGCAACTTTCCTGTAGGTCTGAGTGCACCTGAGTTCTGAGTGTTAGACCATGAAATTGACCATCAAACAGGATGCGTTCGTGTTGGCGTATCTCGAAACGGGAAACGCATCTGAGGCGTATCGGCGTGCATACAACTGTTCGGGGATGAACTCCAACACGATCAACAACCGTGCGTCTGATCTGATGAAGCACGGCGGCATCAAGGCTAGGATTGAAGAATCTAGGGAACGAACGTTTGCATCGGCCGCAATTGATCGTGCGGGCGTGCTGTCCCTAATTACCGAACTCGCAACGGGCAGCGCTGCGGATTTCTCGGAAGTGCAGGTGCGTTGCTGCCGTCACTGTTGGGGCGTGGCGTTCGCGTTCCAATGGAAAAACACGGCCGAGTTTGGATATCGGATGGCTGAGGCACTCGACGCGACGGCGCGCGAATTGGCAGCGTGGGAAAAGGACGTCTCGCTCGGGTCGAAGCGGCCGAAGCCGGATCCGACGCCCATCCCTACCGACGAAGGGGGCTACGGGTTCGATGTGTTCGCGCAGCCGAACCCCGAGTGTCCCCGCTGTCTTGGCGAAGGGCACACGCAAGCAGTGTTCAAGGACACTCGCAAATTGAAGGGCGCCGCCAAGCGCCTGTTTGCCGGAGTGAAGCAGACGAAGGATGGATTCGAAATAAAAACGCGCGATCAGGATGCAGCGCTTAAGATTCTGGCCGCTGAGTACAAGATCGGCGTTGCGCCCGCTGCGAGCGTCAACGTCGGAGTGGGCATCAACGCGCAGGGTGCCGAGAATGTGACGGTTGTGTCGGTCGATCCGATGGAAGCGTCGCGACAGTATCAAGAACTGATGAAGGGGTAAGCGATGGTCTATGTTGACGATATGTATCTAACGGAAATGGGGCGCTACGGCCGCATGCGGATGTCGCACATGATCGCGGATTCAACGGCCGAACTGATCGACGCGGCGCGATCTGTTGGCGTACAGGCTCGCTGGCTACAGAAGAGCGGTACGCATCAAGAACACTTCGATATCTGCATGTCGAAGCGCAAAAAGTTGATCGGACGCGCCAACGTCGTCGAATGTACGGTGAAGGAACTGACGATCATGTGTATGTATCGGCGCGAACACGGCATTCTGCCCACGTCAATAGCCGTGGCGATGAACTGGTGGAGGAACAAGACATGAGCCAACGACGCGTCGAGCAGATACCGTGGTGCCGGGCGTGCTACATCATGGACGTAGAGGATTGCGCGATCGCGATATCGCGGGGTCTACTCGATGCCCATGAAGTGACGGCAGCAGTCAACGCGACGATCATCATTGAGCGCATGATACGAAGCGTGCATCGAAAGCGTCGGTTGTGATGCGATAATGGTCATGGCAGGACGCCATGATGGGGAATTAGGGCGGTGACGCAGCGATGCGCACCGCCCATTTTTTATGCGTAACGACCCATGAACTCGTCGTGAAGGAACTCGATTGCGTTCGCATCGGCGGACGCGACGCGGTTGTATTCAGCGTGTTCCGGCGGGAACTCGAAGCATTCGCAGCCTACCAAGCCGATGCGGACCCGCCCGTTATCCAGATGAGCCGTGAAATAACCGCCGCAGGTATCTTCTACGATGTATTCGGTGATGTGAGCAGCCATTTCGTTCCCCTTCAAATGTTGTGTGACCATGTGTGACATCATAGACCGTTACTCACGGTCACGCAACAAATATTTGCACGTCACGCTTCGACCGTTTCGTCCAAATCGACCGTTGCCGCGTTCGGGTCGGTGCTGGCCGCCATGGTCATCAGCTTGGTTGCCATTGCGATCAAATCTTCGCGAGTGCATGACGGTGGGATGAAAATGTGCAAATGGCCGGCGTCGACGCGCACCCCCTCGTGGTGCTCGGCCGGCTTGCGTGGCGGGCGCACCTTCTCACACGCCAACAGCACTTCGTTGACCGACTTCACCTTAAGCGCCGCTACAAGCGGGCGCAGCGCGGCAACGCTGTCGACCGGCTTCACACCATCAAGCGCTTGTGCCAAGTCGCCGGACTTTGTCAGATGGTCGTACAGCGCGACGCAGGCGGTTATGCGGCGGTTCACTGCGCGCCAGTCGAGCGCGCCGGGCTTGTCGCATTGCCAGCCTGCGCCGTTGTAGACCGTCAGCAACGTTTCGCGCCCGAGTCGCTTAGATGGTGCGCATTCGTACATAACGGCCATCCCAACTGACAGTTCGATTTCGAGTGCTGTTGCCTTGTGCATCGCTGCTTCGACGAGCGCCTTTGTGTATGCGCGGATATGGGTCTTGTTCACGGTTATCTCCCTACGGTATGAGTTAAACTGTTGACTTCCAACGGCAAGTGCCGTTAGGATCAATCTAGACCGTTAGTAACGGTTTTTCAATCTTTTTATTCTGTAGGGGATTTCTGACATGCCGAAGGTAAATGACATCGCAAAGAGCACGGCCCATTCGCAACACGCGGAACTGTCGGGCCTGTTGGGCGGCAAGCCGGCACGGGCGGTTGACGCAAATCCGGAACTGCTCGACGCCAACCAAGCATTGACGGAACGGGTCGCCGAACTCGAAGCCGCACTTGCTGCCGAACAAGAAGCGCACGCAGCGACGAAGACCGCGTTGGTGGACGAAGCACAAGACGCGCACGAAGAATAAAGGACGCCCCCATCATGGCAATTAACGACAATAGCCGCGCTGATGCGCTGACGGAGGACCTGCGCGGGAAACTTACGCGCCACTTTGAAGATATTGCCGGCCTCGTTTCGTTCGAAGGCGGCCCGACGAAGCGTGACCTGCAAACGATCCTTCACGTCGTGCGCGAGGCTCGCAAGCTGCTGGCGGCCCCTGTCGAGCAGCACGAAGCAGCGCCGGCCGGATACTGCGAGCGTGCTGGCGGTTGCGTGTGCGGCGGCGACCTGCCGCGCGTGCGCGAAGGCTGTTCCGAATGGGTGAGGCCCGCACGGTCCGCCCCGCTCGAAGACACGGGCAATGGGGCGGATGAGCGGGCGGCGAATCCAATCGGATATATCCGCGATCTGATCGCAAACGACGCATACGCCATGTCGTTCCAAACGATGGGGAAATATCGCACTGCGCTTTTGGCCGCGCTGAATGCACCGGGCACTGAGGTGGCGGGAGCGGCGCCGGCTACAGTGCGTGGGGCGCTCGTTGCTGATGCGCAGCGTTACCGCGCATTCCGTCTGCTTGCGACGGAGCCGGACGCCGCGACCCGCGAACGGATGATGAGCGCAATGGAGCGCGTGATTGAAGGGCTCATTCCTCAAGATCGTGTCGAAATGCTGCAAGCGGCCGAACTTGACGCGCTGATCGACGCTGCGATAGCGGCAGCAGGTGAGGCGCGCAATGGCTGACCTGACCGGCGTTCTGACGCGTCGCGAATATACGGCGCTTGTGAATGTGATCGAGCATGCGTCAAATGGTGTCGCACGAGTGACGATGCAACGAATGCTTGGCTGTATCGCAAGCTATCGGGTGATTTGTCATCACCTTGCACCGCTGCTGCACGACGCAATCGCCGCGACCGACGACGCGCAACACAAGGCGCATCTTCAATCGCTGTTGGACGATTTGAAACGAGGTGAATCGTAGCAACCTGTGGTACAGTAGTCTCCGCCGTAACGTTAGTAACGTTTAGTCTCCATCAACGTCTGAAAGGATAAACACCATGAGCGAAGAAACGAACGATCTGCCGACCGCTGCCCCCGTCACGCTGGAAGTGCCGGCCGAACACGCTGACATCATGCAACGCGCGCTGTCGCTGCTGAACCGTGGCGAACAGTGGGTGACGGACAACATCCACGCCGGGATCAAGCATTTCGAAGATATCTTCGGGATCAAGGCAGAAGATGCAGCCGCGCAACAGGCAACGGAACAGGCCGCCGACGAGTCGTAACGTCGGCTTGCTCTTAGCGCGAATCGGTGCGTAATGGGGCATCTCTGACTTAGCGCGATCAGCAACCAAATCGCACCGTGATACCCCGCCGCGAGCGGGGTATTTTATTTGCTTGACGAACCGCTACTTGTGATCCATACTTGTCACACATTCACACACACAACGTAGGTGGCGAAATGGCAAATAACCTGTTTGAGCAACTTTCCGAAGTAGAACGTGACGTCGTGGCGCTTCTGGTTGGCGCTGATAGTCGCGGCCCGTCGTTCAACAACTACGCTCGTGAAACGCCGGCGTTCGACGGTGCGTTCACGATGGGCGATGCGGCCCGCGCGTATCTTCGCGTTCGTCTTGCAGCACTGGAAGAAATGCGCAACGCCTAACAACCGCAACACGAAGGGGAACGACGATGAAAGCAATTGAAAGCGCGAATGTCTATTACGCAAACACCTACCTGAGAAAAGCCGGACTGCCGACGTACGACGAGCTTGTCGCTGCGCTGCGCGCGATGACGGAAGTCGGAAAGCCAGTGCTAGCCGATCTGCCGAACCTGAGCCCTGAACTGAAAGCGCAGAAAGCGCATGCGTCCTATCTCGGAGCGCGCGACCTGCTCGGCAAGATCGACGCCGCCTAACAACCGCGCCCGCTACAGGAGAAAGACATGTACGAATATCAAATCCGTATCAAAACTGACGAAGTGGTGATTATGACGAAATGGGATGCCGATCAACTGTATGTACGCAAGTGCATTGCGGAATTGGCGAAAGCATACGGCATGGAGCGCATCACGGTTGCGCAGCGCAGTCTTGAAATGACGATTGAGCCGGCTGAACTTTTCGGGGTGTAACCATGAACTTGCAAGAACTGGAACGACTGTTGATCGAAGCGCAACGCGCACTTGATCAGAACATGACGCACGTCGCGGTGCGCGCGATCGTCGCCGCGAAACTGATGGTTCAGGCCGAAGCGGCAACAGCGCTCGATGGTGTCGAGCGCGGAACGGGCCAGACGTCGCGTCAGATGCTTGCGGCACCGATCGGCGCGACGTTCGTCGTCAAGGACGGCATGAGCGATTACGCGATACAGCTTTCCCACATGCTCGGGCGTGGCGACCTGACGATCGTTTGGGAATCGGCTATTCTCCGGTCGACGCGTACGTGGGGTGCAGTAGTTGTCGACCATGCGGTGACGTTGAGCGAAGCCGACGCAGTGCGGATTGCCAATATCTCGATCAACAACCGGATCGTACCGTGACGAAATACCGCGTCGAATATCGCGTGTTGGTCAGAGAGCCGGTGCGCGTCGGGCCACTTACAATCGACGTCGGCGTGTGGTGGTCGGAACGGTGGGAACATCGCACCGAGCATGTCAATGCCGCCGAACTCGACGCGTTGTTGGCCCGTGGCGTGCACGTACTATTTGTGAAGGAATCGCGATGATCAACAAAGAAGCCGCGCCTAACATGGCAGTCATGGTCGCAATGCAAATGAGCCAGCTAGAAGGCGTGCTATTGGCATGTGACGATTCAGTCGAACGGGCGCGAATCGAAAACGCGCTGTCTGCACTGGATTCGTTGTTTAGATTTTACGAGGCAGCAGCCAAATGATTAACCTGTGGGTTCGGATGGTTCAGGACATGCAGCATGCGGCGCTCGTTGCGATGTGGATGCCGTGCGTCGATTCGACAAGCTTCATGTCGTGGCGTCCACCATCAGACGGTTTCCCCGCCATTGCAGGTTGCTGAAAATGACGACAGTAGCTCTTTGTAAATGCCCTCGATGCGGTGGTGACGCATACGTTAGTGTGGGCACCGATGAGTATCAGGACGGCACGTTGTACGATTATTTGACGATGTATTGCGAGACTGGTTGTCGGTGTGTAATAGGCGACCACGAAGATGACTTTCCGGACCTGCCGTAACATAACGCCCATGACTTGCACTCATGGGCGTTTTTCATGCCGTATCCCTATCAGCACGATTTCAAGAATCCAGACTACCCGCGCATCTTTCAATGGCGCGTCGACAAGTTGCGCGCGATCCGCGCGGATCCGCACTTGCTGGTTGCGCTCAAAACGCACTATCGACACAACCCGATCGACTTCATCGAAGATTGGGGCTGTACGTTCGACCCGCGTAACGTTGGCACATCGCAGCCCGCAACGTTCCCGCTGATCCTGTTCCCCCGCCAGCGCGAATTCCTGCAATGGGTGCTCGACCGATGGAAAGCGCAGGAATTCGCGCTTAGTGACAAGTCGCGCGACATGGGGCTGTCATGGATGTGCGTTGCGCTTGCGTCATCACTCGCACTGTTCAACGACGGCTTCACTGCTGGCTTCGGTTCGCGCAAAGAAATCCTCGTCGACCGGGCCGGCGACCCTGACTGTCTGTTTTTCAAAGTCCGCATGTTCCTGTCGCTCGTGCCCGTCGAGTTTCGCGGCGGGTGGGCGATGGGTGGGCGCGAATGCGACAAGTCAATGCTCATCACGATCCCGGAAACTGGTGCCATCATCCGGGGCGAAGCCGGCGACAACATCGGCCGGGGCGGACGCGCGTCAATCTACTTCGTCGACGAGGCCGCATTCATCGAGCGCCCGCAACTGATCGATGCGGCGCTGTCGCAGAACACCAAATGTCGTATCGATATCAGTTCTGTCAACGGACTGGACAATCCGTTCGCTGAGAAGCGGCATAGCTGGCCCGAGCACCGCGTCTTTACGTTCCGTTGGCACGACGATCCGCGCAAGGATGAGGCGTGGTACAAGCGTCAATTGGATAACCTGAATCCGTTGATCGTTGCGCAAGAAATCGACTTGGACTATTCCGCATCGAAACAGGGCGTCGTGATTCCGTCAGCATGGGTGCAATCGGCGATTGGTGCAGCGCGCAAGCTTGGCATCGTCATCACTGGCGCGAAGAAAAGTTCGCTCGACGTTGCCGACGAAGGGCTAGATCTGAACGCGTGGGCCGGCCGGCACGGCATCGAGTTGCAGCACTTGGACTCGTGGAGCGGTCAAGGCAAAACGATCTTCTGGACGACGCAGCAAGCGTTCCTACGATGCGATCAAAACGGCTACGACAACTGCCGGTTCGATAGTGACGGGTTGGGCGCAGGCGTACGAGGCGATGCGGCTGCGATCAACGATTCGCCCGAGCGCGCGAACAGTAAGCGCAAGTTCGAGCCGTTCCGGGGCAGCGGCGCCGTTGTGAACGCAGAGAAGCTGGTGTTCAAAGGTGACGATCGCGGCGTCGGCGCGCGAAAGAATGTTGACTTCTTCAAAAACTACAAGGCTCAGTCATGGTGGGCACTGCGCGAGCGTTTCGAAAAGACGCATCGTGCCGTGACGGATGGCGCGGTGTTCCCGCCGGACGAACTGATTAGCATCAGTGAGAACATCCCCACGAATCTGCGCACGAAGCTGATTGCCGAACTGTCGCAGCCTACATACGATATCGACACGACGGGCAAGCTGCTGATTGACAAACAGCCAGACGGCACGCGCTCGCCGAACCATGCCGACGCGATCATGATCCTGTACGCTCCGGAAGAAAAACGTTCGTCGCTGTTTGCATAAGCGTTAGTAACGGTCTATACTCCCCACGGTTACACCAACTTTGGGGAGTTTTTCATTATGTGGATTGGAACGATTTTTATGTTGTGGTTCGGCATGTGGCGTGCCGCGTGGGGGATGCGATGAGCTACGATCGCGACGAGTACAACGCGCGCAAGCCGGTTGTGACGCGCAGTGCAGACCCGACATACGTTCGGCTGTCTGATGGGATGGAGTTGCAATTGCAGCGCGAACTTGAAACCTTGCTGCACAAGGCGCACATGCTTGGCTACGTCATCACGGTTGATCTGAAATCGGTCGAGCCGCTGGCAATGGGCAAGTATCAGATGGTCGGCCACGTTCGGGGGATGCGGCTGTGATGACGTTTGTCTACTTGCTCGCGGCATGTGGCGTGTTCGCCCTGTCGGTGCATGCCGTGCCGCGCGTTACGCGGTGGTCACAATGGGCGCTGTTTGTGCTCGCGTTGGTCGGCGCCGTTACGATCGTTAAGGGGGTGTTGCAATGACCCTATCCGACATTTCCCGCCTCTTGAAGTACGCCAACGTACCGCAAAGCAAAGTCGTCGAATGCATGCACCCGAGCCCGGCAATCGAAATCCACGTTCCGATGACGCATTTTGTCGTGATGACCGAATGCGTTAGGAAGTTGCAATTGTTCGGGCAAGTGTTACGCGTGATACCGCTGACGTCCAACGACGTGCGGCGCGGCGAGCATGTGTACGTGAAGGTAACGGGCAGCGTGGCGCCTGCCATGAAAAATGTTGGCGCGTCGTCAGATGAGCAACGACGTCAACGCATGGCAACCGCACGCGTGCGCAATAGTGGCGTTGTGGTACAGTGTGCATGGGTCATCGCATAGCAACGCGAACGCCGCTTCAACTGCCCGCTTCGTGCTTCCTTTGGACATCGAGCGGTGCGGGCCACAACCCCGGTAACCGGTAACGAGTTGTGCTTGTAGTGAACTCCCTGTGACGACCTAACGCCCCGCGCTGCGGGGCGTTTTCTTTTGTGCGACGGATTGCAAAAGCGTTAGTAACGGTCTATGATTCAATCCTGAAACATAACCATATGGGGAAAACGTCATGTCTGTTCGTACCATCGCAGCAGTTGCTATCGCAGTCGCATCGTTCGGCGCCCATGCCGAATCTTGGTTTCAATTCGAAGCAGGCGCAGGTTTCGCCAAATATGAAGATCGCGGCGATGGTACGTGGCAGCAATGGGGTGCGCCGGGCAATACCACCAACATGAAGGCGCCGATCCTGACGGCGGGCATTACCGGCCCGATCATCACGCGCGGCAAGTGGGGCGTTGACTGGCACGCCGACTATCAATTCATCGGCACGTCGTCGGCATCGTGCATGTGCACCATCACCGATGAGAACTACGACAACCGCGCGCACAAGATCGTCGAAAACATCCCCAACATGCCGTTGGAGCAATACAACGGCCACGGGCATACGCAGGGTCTGTCGCTGATGGTTGAACCGTACTACATGGTGCGTGGGTTCCGCGTTGGCGTGCTGGCCGGCCTGTTCCTGAACGTTCCGACGTGGCACGAAACGGTAACGCAAGTGCCGGGCACGCAGTTTCAATCGGTCGCGGTTGCGTCGCGCCACACGATCAATCTCGGACAGACGGTCGGTGTCAGCGTCTCGCGCGGCAACTTTTCCGTCCGTTACCAGTACTTCAAATTGCCGTACTATGGCAATCCGTTTCCGCCCATCTTCAAGGGCGCTCACACCGTAAGTCTCATTTACAAATTTTGATAGGACATACCAATCATGGCAAAGTTGATCGATACATTGATTCAAGACCTCATCATGGCAGCAGGCGACGCGCGCATCGCGCGACCGAACGAGGCGACCGTGGGAAAACGCCTGACTGATGCAAAGAACGCCATCAAGTCGCAGTTTCGCGAAGCCGGCGACAAGATCGCATCGCTGCGCAACAGTCTGAACGCGGCCGAAGGGAAGATTCGCGAACTGACGCTGACCGGCGGCAGGCTGGCCGCATACAGCGCGTTCGATGCGGAAACGGTCAAGCCCGGTGACGAAATTGAAGTCCGGGATGTCGCCGGCTTTGGATCCAATGTGTGGCGCAAAGCGACATTCTTGACATTGACATCGCGCGGGCACGTGCTCAGTGAATCGAGCGATAGCGTCGCCGCAAGTCAGCACGAGCAACAAAACGTGCGCGTACCCGTCAAGACGCAAGAACTGCAACTGTTCGTTAATGTGATGCGCAATCCGGCTCCGATGAGCGCAAAGGCATACGCGTATCTGTCGGCAGACGAAGCACTGCGCGCATTCGAAACCGGTGGCCATAACATGCTTATCGCCATCGCCCAACCGGTAACTGTTACCGTCGCGCCGTAACAACACGTTGGGAAGTGTTACCGTAAGTAACGGTTTTGTGTTATCGTAATACCTTCACTTTCGGGGACGAAATGAAAAGTTGGGAACCTGAATCATTCATAGACGATGATGGAGTAACGAGACATGCAAGCACGAAACAAGAAGCGCGCGCAGTAGCAATAACCAAGATGCATCTTCGTTTGCTGATGTGGCGAGCCAAGATAGCCGGACGTCTGAATGACCCCGAACGCGGGTCGTTCAGGCCGGAACACCCGATGTGTAGATGCGTTATCCGACCGATAAAGTAACGCCCTGACAGCCCCCGATATAATGGGGGCTGTTTTCATTTCTAGGGCACCCATCATGTTCGGTTGGTTTAAACGGCGCACGATCGTTGCGCAAAACAACGCCGGTAGTGTGGCGCGTGTACAAAGTTCGCTTTGGTCGACGCATCAGGGCGACTCGACGAATGCGCGTGACGCTCGTGAAGCATCGGAAACGATCACCGCAAACCTGATGTCCTATCTGCAAGCATGGGCGCCGAAACCGCCGACGCCGATCGGCACGGGCGACGATGACGATAGCGGGCAAGGTTGGAACGCAATTAAGTCTGCGTACAACATGGCGCAGCCGAACATCCCCGACGCGATCTATCAGTGGTACGCCATGCAAACGTACATCGGGCCGCAAGCATGCGCGATCGTCAGTCAGCATTGGATGGTCAAAAAGATTTGTCTCGTGCCCGCGCGCGATGCGATCCGGCAAGGCTTCGAAATCATCAACGAGGTTGGCGAGAAATCGCTCGACAGCGACGTGATTGCCGAATACGCGAAGTACGACAAAAAATTCAAATTGATGAAGCACCTGTTGAACTACGCGTACAACGGGCGCAAGTTTGGTATCCGCGTTGCCGTGCCGATCATCGAAAGCCCGGATCCGGATTTCTACGAAAAGCCGTTCAACCCGGATAGCATCCGGCCGGGTAGCTTTAAAGGCTGGTTCATGCGCGATCCGTATTGGATGGCGCCGATTCTGTCGGCCGAAGCGTCAGGTGACACGACTGCGCCGGACTTCTACGAGCCGACATGGTGGCAAATCAACGGCAAGAAGTATCACCGCACGCACCTGTGCATCTTCCGTACTGAACAGCCTGACGACATTCTTAAGCCGGCGTATCTGTACGGCGGCATTCCGGTGCCGCAGGCCATCATGGAGCGCGTGTACGCGGCAGAACGCACGGCCAATGAAGCACCATTGCTCGCGATGACGAAGCGTCTGTACACGTTGAAGATTGGCGACGTCGAAGCAATGATGTTGAACAAAGACAAGTTCGATGAAACGATGAGCTTCATGAACGCTGCTCGTGATAACTACGGTGCGCGCGTCATGGGCAGCGACGACGAAATGGCGCAACTCGACACGGCGCTGACCGATCTTGCCGGCGTCATTGATAACCAATACGCGCTCGCATGTGCGGCGGGCGATGCGCCGGTCAACAAGATCATGGGGACCGCTGCCGGGGGATTGTCCAACGAGGGTGCATACGACGAGTCGAATTATCACGAGACGCTCGAATCGA